TTAGTGGCGGAGATGATCTGGCGGTCAGCGAATGTCCCATTGTAAATGTACTGGTTTCCTGTGTCGCGGCAAGCGTCAACAAGCAGCATCTGGCCCTTGCTCGTGTAAGGAATCTTGGCATTGCGCAAGAACACATTGTAGACATTCACAGCCAAGTCCTGAACAAAGTTGTCAATGTTGATGACTGTGTCCATGAACCATGGTGTCGCTTCGTCAGCTGAAGTACCTTCGCGATAAACCTGAGCGTTGATTCCTGTGATGGAGTAAATGTTGTAGGCTTTGCTCTGCAGTACCGACCATTGGGTCTCTGTTACTGACACTGGAGTACAACCAGGTAGGGTTTTGAACTTCGCCGTTACAGTTGCATCTTGTGTCAAGTAATTGACAGACAGCATGTATGCCAGGATTGAAACATCTGGATACTGAGTCAAGGACTCCGCATAGATTGGATACACGCGACGGTTGAGCAGTGGTTTCAGAACTGAGCCAAGGTCAGTTGTGTAACTAGGGCTGAGTGCGTTTGGATCATTCGTTACAAGCGCCATGACTGCGTTGGTCTGAGCTGCTGCCCATGCTGCTGCCACAGTCTGGATCTCAACATCGCGAAGAGTCTGGACAAGAGCCCACCCATAAATGAATTGGCCAATAGCATTGGCTGCATTCTGAATGTTCTCAAGTTCACCGGCAATGTCAGTAGGTGTGTAACCGTTGAGCGCCAAACCACCTGTTGCAAGGCTCATGTTAAGAAGCGGTCCTGCGAATGTACCAACTGTGTGGGTCGTAGGCAGAAGAACCGTTGCTAATTCGCCGGTTGCAGTCGTTGCAATCATCAATCGCTTTTCGCCACCAGGCAGAGTCTTAACTGTGCAGGCTGCAGGGACTGTGCCGCTGGTGAGTTTGGCTTGGATGATGACAGCAACGTCATCAACATCAGCGCAAGTACTGAAATTCAGAGCAGTAAGGATATAGGCCACTGATCCTAGAGTCAGAACCATACTTCCGTCAGTGATCAATCCAAGAGCCGTAAGATCAGCGGATGTGAGCTGAGCTCCAACAATCATACCTTTCTGTGCAACGAAGAATGCTTCGCCAACTGCCATTTGAGCAGGGCGTGGTGACTGGGTGAAGAATGCGCTCGCTGCAAGATACACATCGGTTGATGTAGCAAAATCAGTGCCAACTGCTTGTAGACTTGAATACAATCTCAGTCGATTCGCATCCGGTAAGAATCCAAGATCCTCACCAACAACGCAAATATTCGACAGATTAAGCCTTCCGAGCGTAGCCAGTTTTGATACAGAAATCTGCACATCGAGACTGAGCGGAAGGGAGGTGTCAGTAACTACGTATGCCATATACTCCTCCTATGTTCTGGATATTGTTTTTGTAATTATAACTTCATCGCATGCTACATTAACTGTAGTGGTATCGATTTCGTAAATACTTGCTTCTGGTGATATAGGATCGATTATATTAGCATACAAGTTGAGCAGGACTCGAACTCGACTTTCGGTATCAGCCCTAAATATAGTTGACATATCTACTATACTTATATTACCGGATAAACCTGCAATTGTCCAGAGATCATTATAGCGAGCTTCGCGATGTAATCCATTTCTGAATTGTGCCGCCGCTTGGTATGCAGTCGCGCCTGCTGCATCACGATAAAATTCAACTTCTACTGCAAATCTAGTAGCACCCCATACTATTTCTTGTAGACTAGGGGTATCACCTACGGCATCGATAATCGCCACAGTTTGTACTACATCAAACACAAAGCCTTCGCCCTGTGATAAGAACACCGTGGCATATGGCGCATTAGGAGTCGCTTGAATTCCACCCTTACTCCAGCACTTTCGTCCTGTTGTAGTAGTGATAACTTGGCAAAGCATATCATATAAATCAGAATGTGTGGTGAACATAGCCTACACCAAGTCCTGTGTGACATGACGAACTGCCAAGTAGATACGAACACCAGTTTGCTTGTGCCATGGATCTATACCAGCGACACGATAGTTGATTTCATTCCATACGAAGTAACTCTGTTTCTGTGCAGCACCAACTTCGTAAATATCACCAATGTATAAAATATCGGTGGTATGGATAGCAATGGCTCCATCTGATACAGAGCCACCAAAGATGCTCTCAAGTTTGCGAGCCCCTGACTTATCAACTGCACCATAGATCTTACGACGAGCGAATATCTGCTGTACGTCAACTGCACCTTGCTTCACATACTGAGTATCAACAACATCCAAGTCAGTTGTGAAGCATGATACCGCAAGGGTTAAGGCATTTATCATTGGAACAAGACTCATGACTTCTCCCTTACAATATAAGTGGTGCTGTTTACTAAATGCTTCGTATCAATAAGTGGTTGAGAGGAACCTTTCTTCCTTATAGTCTCAGGAGAGTTTGGTTCCCAGGTTCCTTCTTGAATGGCCGCTTGGATTAAAGCGACTGCTTGCATCCCTGCGGCTTCTTGTAATGACTTGACTGCGTTTACACTACCATTGGGGTTAGACGTTTCTTTTGCGATTGCAGCCATAATCTTTTTAATTGTAGCATCACGTGCAATTAGAATCTTGGCATAAGTCATGAAGTCTCGTTGAGGGACTCCAATACCAAAGCAGTTTTTAATGGCAATGTCAATAACACTTTCGCCGTCTGGATAGGCCTGAGCTTTACCTTTAGGATATCCAGCGGCGACTTCCAATTTGCTGACCTTAGCAAACCGTTCTGCTAATGCTTTGAGAGCATTAGGATTTTTACGTTTAACGGTAGCACTCAATTCGCAAGAGTCATTGGAGCAATGACTGACCCTCGTAGTCGAAGGAACTGCTGCCCATAGATAGTCTTTAAGTACCAATTTTCAGACATATTTTTTCGATCAACATTTATACTTGCAAAACTGGCTGACATCCCAGCGGCTGATGTCGAAGTCAATGGGCCAGCGGCTGCTTGCTGTCCGCCCAGTGGTCCTGATTGCGCAATAACGGTGAGCACTAAATTGTGTGCACAATCTAGGCTCACCGCATTACTGTAGAATTCCCCCCATACTGGAGTATCCAGTAACAGCGTGGAGAAATCCAATTGCGATTGCACTGTAGTCTGTACCAATGTCTCAAATTGTGGATATGAGGCAATGAATTCAGAATATGTAGGCGCAAGTAATCCCATTACAGTTTAATCGATCCGCCAACACCAGGAGTCAGGATCTTGGCTCCAGCCATTTCACCTTGGTGATCATCGCCGGAAAGATGCTCAGGAATCTCAAGATCAACAGTCGAGGACTCAGTTGCAACAACCTGTTTACCAGATCGTACTTCAGCGAGAATACCACGATCAATATAACCTTGGAGTACTGGACTTGCTTTGTACTGGTTCCAGAGTTCGCCTTCCATTTCGGTCACTGTGCCTGCATGTAAAATCAAAGGTGGTGTAAATACACCCTGGCCGGTCTTTCTAGGAAACATGATAGGGGCTGTATGCTGATTAGCAATACGAACTGTGGTCTGTACTGGGGCTGCTGATTTGATTGGGGCTTTCGCCATTGTAAACTCTCTTTCTCTCAAATGAGGTTGTTTAGTGAAAGCGGACTTTTAACAGTCCGCTTTCACTAAAGGACTACAGTCCGTCGACGTAAGCCATCGAACCAGGGAATTTGACGTGGAATGAACCGAAGATATATTCGGCAAACATTTCAACACCAAGGGCAACAGGAACTGGCTGAGCAAGCTGGTAAGCCAGTGGGAACGGAAGCACAAAGTTACGTGGATTCCATTCCATGATGATTGCACGGTCAACACCAGCAACACCAGCACCAGTCAGGTAACGCAAGGACTTGATGTTCAGTTCCTTACCAGTCTGAGCTGTGTAGATGTTGTTTTTCTTGATGTACTCAAGAGCTGATACAGCAACACCAACGGAACCTGTACCAATTACGAATGCTTCAGTCAGCATTGCGAATTTGGCAGGTGGCAGGAATACTGTGTCAGGCAGGTGGATCGTTTTGCTTGCAGTCCAAACAGCGGTGATGCTGTCATTGATTGAAGCGACCCAATCCGCAGGAGTTGAATCAGCCCAAGCAGTTGACAATGGAATCTTGCCGACTGTGGAGTAATCCAGGAATGGCTGGAAGCCACCAGGAACATAACCAAAGAAGAAGGTACGCTCAATGTGGTAGTCAGCAGCTTTCTTCATGATCTCGCCAAAGTCCTGAGCGAGAGCAGACTGGTAACCATAAGCATACCGGCGAGCTTCGGCGTCAGTAAGAGTGGCACCAACAGCGGCATCAAGAATTGGAACGGTAACCTGCGAAACAACCTGCCCAACACGCGGGATGTTGTTTGCATTACCATTAACAAACTGGCCTGTGCCTTTGATGTCGCGAGCACGGTAACCGTAGTGCAGAGCACCTGGGTTGATGTCAGTCTTGATGGACTCCTGTGGAATCATGTCTCTCCACAGAATTTCGGGGTACAGAGCATCGATGAAACCAGCTTCGATCTGATCGAATACTGATACAACGAGCTCAGAGGCTTTGATGGAACTGGATCCACCGGACGAAAAATCATAACTCATATCTAAGTTCCTCCTTCCTTTCCGGCGTTAGCCGAGCTCGATCATTGCGAGTTTGTTAGCAGCGTCAACAGCTACATACTTCGCAGTGGTTATAGCAGTCGAATAGCCGACTGTGGCTGAACCACCAAGAGCAGTTCCAACGAATTCACCAGCTGTGTAAAGACCATCACTACCAGCAACCAGAACCCAGTTAACAGTAGATGTGCCAAGAACGATAGAATCGTTGGCATTGATTGGTACCCATACACGGCCACCAGCACGACCTGGACGCAGAACGCGAGCAGAACGACCGAAAGCCCAACCTGGAACACCATTCTCATCACTCTGCATGGCTTCGTCAAACAGAACGATACCAGCAAAATCAGCAACGGTAAGACCAGTCGTCGGCAGAAATGCGCCAACATCAGGAGTCTGCATGTTGTAGGTTTTGCCTGTATTCTGTACAACTTTAACGCCGAAACCAGCGCCAACTCCAAGGAGCTCACCGACTGTGATACTGTCGATAAGTACATTGTCACTGGCGTATGCCAGCATACCAGCAACAGCAAATCCAGGCTGGTCAGTGTAGTTGGTCTGTACGGCACCACCTACGGTACCTCTAAAACCATTTGAAAAATCACTCATTTCACTTCCTCCTTTTTATTTTTTGAACCCGAGACGTTCAAGTGCAGTACGCTGAACACCACCATTGCCTGATGTCTGATTTGGAGTCATGCTGTTCATCAGTTTCGCGCCAGTTACACCAACATGCTTACGATTGGTGAATCCTGAGCGGGTGAGCTGGCCCTGTGCCTTGAAGGCTCCACGGATGGCTTCTGAACTCATGTTCTCTACTTTAACTCCGCAAGCAGTCAAAACAGCTGTGTGCAGCGCAGTGCCTCTCAGCCCCTTGATGGAGTTCTTGACTTTTTCCTTCTCATCAGCTTCTTCTTCGCCGAAAGCATTTTCCAGGATTTCCATTCCTTCGCCACGCTCAGAAGTCAGTTCTTCAGCAGCATGCTCAACAGCTTCGTCAGACAGCAGTTCGTCCAGCTTCTCTTTGTAGACTGAGAGTTCGCCCTTGCCTTCTTCAGCTTCTGCCTGGAGAGCTTCAATCTGCGAATTCAGTTCTGCTACTTGCGTCATCAGATCTTCAAGCGATTTGCTTGCAGTGACTTCAGCGGTAGTAGAGTCCTCTTCGATTGCAGCAGCGCCTTCTTCATCAGTATTGATGAATTTGCCATTGCGAAGTCTTACTTTGACTACATCCATTTTCTTTTCCTCCTGTTTTTTATTGATGATTCTAACATCAGTTCCAGCGCGACCTGCTCCAGAAGGAATTATCGCGATGTGATTGAAGCGTAACTGAGTTTGCTTTGCTTGGTATAGTTGTCCGTCGAATTCACCAGACTCGAAAATCGTATCTGCATGATAACCAGCACTGATTTCACCGATCTTACCTGACTCAATATCTGCGATGGTAGTTGGATCTGTAATGATCATGTCAATTACTAAGTATGGGCCGTCAAGATGAGCGGCACCAGCGGTGTTACCTTTACTGACGCCAGCATTGTCAGGAGTCACCCAAATGTGGTCAGGAGCAACTACTTGTGCCCCTTCTAACGAACGACAGGCATCTGCTACGCGCATACTGTCACACGTTACCAGCATATTGATAACGTCCTCAGTACACGACTCAGGAATGCTTGATAACTCTTGACGAGCATAAGGCATGATCCGTTCCGCCAAGACCCTTGCCTTTACTCGCAAAAACCCATCATCCGTCTTCTCGTATGACGAGGGTCTGAATGATGGGGTTATGAATTGATTTGTGATATTCATTAATTCATTTCAACGCAAATTCTTGGAACGTAAGTTGTGTTATTGGCGGTACTGAATTTACCAAACACAAGAGCAGATGCTTTGCTTTCAATTGGCAGATTGTATTCGCCGGATGCTGGAATGTATGCAGTATTGGCATTGAATTTGCGTTTGACTATGGCAGCCGAACTGTCAACATCGCTTGTAAATGCTTTCCAGTTAACCATCGTGGTTCCAGAAACATTAAAAGTAGCAACACCAGTCTTCCCAGCGGCAATTGACATGCACTGAACGGAAGCAACTTTAGGCACAGTTAAAGCTACATTTACTTTCCCAACAGCAGGAGCGGTACCACCAGTGGTTCCAGCAAAAGATACAACAGCCATGATCAAGATTGAAAATAGAACGATGAGGGTTTTCATAGATTCTCCTTTAAATTAATATTATCATTATCTTAGCATACATAATATTGGTTGTCAAGCACTTATTTATGATAATCAATATTTTATTAGATGATTACCACTTTGGTTATTGGATACGTGATATCTGGGCGGACAGGGCCAGTTGCGTTTCGTTTTACAGTAAGGGCGTCAGCACCTATGGTAACTGTTAATTTCTCTTGCACAGGAATGACTGTTAATTTAATCATCAGCTGTCACCGTATCACGAACAGTCACTGTGCCTTGAACATAACTGCGGATCTTCGTGTCAGGATCAGTCAATATAATATCGTAGTAACGAACGCCCGCCACCATGGTACTTGTTTGGAGAGCTGTTAATGCTAATGTGACTTCAGTCTTGGTCAATATCAACACTGTATATGTAGGCACAATTGCAGCGGTGAATTCTTCAACTAAAGGTGAGCTCTGCTTTGGAAGCATTCTGATTTGCGACTTGGCTGCCCAGCTTGTTAAGACAGCAGGCGTACCATCGACATTCTGCATCTCAATACGCTCTTCAAAATCACGCCCAATGAATATTTCCATGTCCCACACATATGGCTCTTGCATTATTACTCCTGTCGTGCCAGACTTGCGATCTTTGCTACATCAATAATTGGTACTGCATGACATCT